TCTCTGCACATTTACTCTCCGCCAGATCAAACGTCGCAGCGATGATGGCGTCAACAAGATCGGCGCGAATGTATTCAACGCCGCCATCGTAGTCGGTTGCCCACTGCCCGTAGTCGTCAAGCGGTTGTATCCGTTCCGGTGCGTCAGTCATCACTTTTACTCTCCTTTAGTACATAAGTCACACCATCAATTACTACTTCTTTACCATTACAACTGGGATTCTTCTTAGGTGAAGTAGCAGCTTTATGCTCTGCTTCTGTTAGTTGCTTACCGTTGAGGTACCAAGACTTATAACCAGAGGTCCACTCAATAGCAGGACCATCTTCTCGGTGTCGCTTACTGTTAAGGAACCAGGACTTATCACCATTGGTCCACTCAGTAGCTGGTCCATCTTCTCGGTGTTGCTTACCGTTAAGATACCAAAACTTATCACCATTGCTATACTCAATAGCAGGACCATCTTCTCGGTGTCGCTTACCGTTAAGGAACCAGTACTTATCACCATTAGTGTATACTTTAACTGTATATTCTAGCATCTTATTTACTCTCCTTTAGAATATAAGTAATACCATCAATTACTACTTCTTTACCGCAAGGGCATCCTCTATCATGACTCATTGATACTTCTCAATCTCACCGTTACGCGTCCGCCACTTCTGGCCCACTTTGAATTTGGTCATGTCGTTTCTCCTTAAGATATAAGATTAAATTAGTGAACTTGATAGTAATCGTCCCCGATGTTACAATCGCCACAGGTCATAATATCTACGCCAAATCTTTTAGGTGCTTCTTCAAAACAACGCATAATAATTTCCTTTGCTTGCTCTGCTTGGTCTTTACGAACCTCGACTGTATGCTCGTCGTGATAAAATAGTACGTGCTTAAAGTCAATATTAGCTGCCTTAAGCTCTTTATCAATCATTGCTACGGTGGCTTTCATAACAACTGCCTCTGCGCCTTGAATAAGATAGTTCAAAGCTTTATGGCGTTCTTTTGGATCAAGCATAATTTTACGATCATCAAGCCCAGGAATAAACCCTTGGGTTTCGATCATAGAGTTTACTTTGTCAGTTAGTGCGGTAAGAGCTGGTAAAGATTTCTTGTATCGGTTCATAGCAGTTTTAGCTTGCGGTACAGTTTTGTCGATATAGCCGCTAAGCTTTTGGGCACCCGCACCGTAAAGATAAGCAAAGATGAATCTTTTTGCTTGTGGTCGGGTGCAGTCTAAAATGTCTGCATTCATTTGATGAACATCCCCGTTAAGAACAGTGTCAGTAAACTTAGGGTCGTTCATGTAGTAAGCAAGAAGCCTTAACTGACAGGCAGCAGAGTCAGCAGAAACCAAGGTATAGCCTTCTTCTGCTATAAAGAGGCTTCTAAACTCGTGACCTAAAGTAGCATAAGCTCCTGGCAAGTTAGCGATAATTTTATGGGTTTGTCTAAAAGTAGGGGTACCAATGTTAAACACATCACCGTGAAGCCGTGAGTTTTCGTCTATGTAAGGGAACCAACCTTCTAAGATTGACTTTCTAGAACGAAGCGTGTAGTACTCCATAAGAGCTTGGCCGACTTCTCCAAGAGGTTCTAACGAACTGTCTGAGAGTTTCGCCGAGACCTTTTTGAGTTCACCTTCTTTACTTCTTTTCCAGTTCCACTCGTCCGGTTCCCACCCGATAGACTCAAGATAACGCTTAACCGTATCAGTGTTACCAATATCACCAACGCTAAACTCCACGCGGCAGTAAGCACCCCAAACGGGAGAAGTATTGATATTGATGCCGTCAGAAAGCCCAAACCAACGCTGAACGTGGCTAACAAGCTTTCCTGTTTTTGTGTAAGTCGGTTTCTTCTCAACAGCGTACCTTTTATTTGTAGTAGGTTCTTTCTCTTGAATATCTTCTTTCGATAACCTTGTTATTTCTTCAATTAGCAGAGGTATGTGATGAAGGTCTTCTTTATTAATAGAACTTTTGTAAGCCCCTATAGTATTAGGATCAACAACGCTAGCTTTTCCTGGCAACAAAGGATTTACAAAGTTTTCAATTTCTTTCATTTTTACGTCGATTGTCTTAGTAAGAGCAATAGCACCTTCTTTGTCAAACTTCCAACCATTTTGGCATTGTTCAACCATAATAGCGTCTAGCTCCATTTCCAAGCGCAAGGCTTTGAGGATGTTTTTAGAACCGGAAAGTTTGATGTAGTGCTTAAGTTCATTTACTAAATAGTTATAAACTTTCCTAAGCAAACGAACGTCTTGCTTCATGTAATTAAACATGTCTTCGTTGAAGGTTTCAAACCCTCGTGTATAGTCTCCTTTTTCGTCTCTAAAGAACTCACCCCACTTTTTCAAAGAGTGACCAAAACCAAAACGATTATACTTTAGAACCTGAGACATCACCTTAGTACACTGCACGGTTGCTTTGGGTTTCCAACCTGTTAGTTTTGTCAAAGCAGGAACGTCATAGCCAAAAGCATTATGGGCAATGATAATCTCTGCGCTGTCTAACAGGTCAAGAAACTCTTGAAGTTGATTAGAGCGGAACCAATACTCCGCCCCTGTATCAACGTCTATAGCACCAAAACAGTGAAACTTAGTCAAGTTCGGCAACAAGTTGTCAGCTTCAATGTCAAAAACAAGTTTCATGTTACTCCATTTCTTTGTAGTTTTCGTACTCGTCTTCTAGACCCCAAGCAGAAACAAGTTCTACAGGGATGTTGTCAGCCCAGTTTTCTTCTTCAAAGTTTAATTCATAACTTCCGTCACGATCACCTATGAACATCATTCCTGGCTCGTAGTAGTCTGCTTCAATAATAACACCAAGCCTATCTTCAGCAGTTTTGTAAGCCTCTAACGGTGGCCCCCAAGCTGTATCAAAATTGATCTCTAGGTAGCCATCATCAAGATACGAAGAAACATTGCTAACGTCCCACTTAGTTCCCCAAGCATCACAAGCTTTATCGTATTCCCATTCACCAATTGGAGCAAAGTATTCTAGAAGTCGGCTTTCGTTAGAGGCCTTTTCAATAGCATTAAGTTGTTCTTGTGTTCCGAAAACTTGTACGCGGTTCATACACCAGTTAGGCATTGTTAGTCTCCTTAATTGTTTTTGACAGTTCATTCAGCAAATAGCCTATTTGCTCTGAGTACTCGTCGTGAAAACAATCTTCATTAAACATTTTCGCCTAATGATCTAAGGCGTTTGAAAGTTCCTTGAAGCTTCTCCCCTCCATGTTAAACTCATACTCATATGCCATTATCAGAACCTTTCATTTGTTCTTCATACATCATTTCAACTTCAGCTTCACGATAAATCTCGTAAGCCATAATAGCTTGTGAAACAGCCTTATGAATGGTAGGTTCAGGCCAAGTTTTTCGATAAAACCTAGCCATTTTTCTTACGTACTTCTGTTCAAAGCTTTTAAGCATACTATTAGTTTCCTTCTAACTTTAAAACACTTTCAACAAGATCGATGCAGTCCTGTATACTACTTGCAACTTCATCTAACTCATTAGACTCAAACCTGTAAGTTTCTTCCAAGTAGTGCGCTGCAGCTAGCAAAGAGTCTAAACACCGATTGAGATCTTTTTCGGAGTTTGTAAACATCAGTTTTTGCATAACGTTCGACATTGTATCTTCAGTTATCATTACTTTGACCCTTTACTCTTGTTTAGCCTTAAGAATATCAACCATGTGGTTTGCATACCACGCAATCTTAGTAGCATCTTGTAGCCTGTCATCTTTCTTACCGACTCGGCAAGAATACTTAAAGACGTGGCCCATAGTGTGAGCCTGATGGCCGGTAAGGTGAGCCAAGAGATACTCCATCAAGTGCATGTACTCCATACCGTCTGGATACTTTTCGTAAGCCTCTGGCGGGATTAGCTTGTAGTGCTTTGGATTGATAATAGCGTCTTGTTCTTCTTCTGTCATAGACTTAAAGTCGCCATGAAAGTCGATAGCTTTTTCTTCTTTGTTGTCTAGTTTAGGTTCTAAAGTTTCTAGCATAATTCGCCTTTCTACACGGTTGTAATCTAACTTAACAAACAATTGATTTGCCCAATCCATAATCAGGGCTTTGCTATAAAGATACTTTGGTTTAAAACCATACTCTCCTTTTACAACAATGGTCCAAGTGGAAAACTCTTTTTCTCCAAGCACACCTTCTGACCAGCAGTCTATGGCTTTTTGAAAATCATCAGTTGTTAAAGCTACTTCTCGGAAAGACGGTGTAAACACAGTGTAAATATAGTAGCTCATGAAAACCTCTTAGCTTTTAAACTCTGAATATGAAACTTTAGTTCTGCTTTATTTGCAAACCCAAAACCTTGTGCTGCAGCTTGTTCAGCTTGCCAGCGTGAGTAACCTGCGTCATACTCTATAATAGCTGCTCGTTCTTCAAATAAATCATCTAGTAGTTTCCAGTCCATAAGTTTTACGGCAGTGTTCATTGAAATACCTCCATTACAGGGTGTTTGTTGTAAGTTGACATGGTGACACGCCAAGCTTTGCTGATTTGTTCTTTAGTGTCAGCTATGACAAATCCTTCATACTTATAAGGATCATACACAAGTTTCTGATCGCCTTTCAACCTAAACTTGTTTTCTGAAAACCACTCTAAAGTCCCAATAACAAAGGCGTGAACGTTTTTAGAGTTTTCTTTCAAAACTTTCTCTCTACCTGATTGTCTGACGACAAAGTTAAGGGAGTTAATTACTACGGAGTTGACGTAGTTGATTACTTTACCGTAGTTTTCTTTTTCACGAGACTGTATTGAAAAAAGCTTTTTGTGTAAGTTCCAGTAAACAGCAACTTTCATTTTATCCCCCTGCGACTTCATTCCAAATACGTTGATCTTGATGACAAGTATGACCTTCTGGTCGCAAAGCTTTTTCAATTTGAAGAGCCTCGTTTCGACTTAGATTGACACCTATAATACGAAACCCAATAAGGCTTTTAGGTTGAAACTCCTTGAGCATTTGAATAACTTTTCGTTCGCGAGAACGAAGGCCCAGATCACACTCTTTAATCTCAATTCGATAACGCTCAGGTATAACTTCGTAAGGCGCAATACCAACATAGCCCCACTTAAGATCCTTAGGGTTCCAATCTTGACAGATACCTTTGTAGTACCAATGATAGACATTATAAGTACTCATTTTCTCGATTGTGTGAAACAATCTCATTTCTTCTGAAACCCACCTAGCCATTTTATTCTCCAAACCATTTTTTCATAAAGTCTCGCAGATCTTTCTCTTTAGAAATGCGAATTACAGTATTATGATAAACACCCTCGGGGCCTTTGACGGCTATTTCTACTACGCCTTGCATAGAGACTATTGAAAGGTCTTCTTCATCGTTGATTGGAATTATGATTTGTTGATGATCAAACATAAATTTCTACCCTTTTGCTTTTAAAAGTGTCTATCTGCTTTTCTTTAACTTGCACTTCGAAAATAGTTACAAGCCTTGGATCTGGATACCAGTTCAAGTTGTTTGCATCTTCTAACAAACTGTCAAGAGAGCCTGAAGTAAGAGAAACAAAGTTGTCATAGTAAAGCTCATAGTAGGTCTCACGATGATCCATTAAAAGTACTCCTTTATAGCTTCGATTGCATCTTCTACTGTATAATGAACTTCAGTACACATTGTATAAATAAACGGATGTTTAAACTGGTCTTTATCAACTATAGCAATAATAGGTTTATTCCACTCCCAAGCAAGCGCGACTTCCATAACAGACCCCCACTTTTTTCCTGGTTCGCTGTCTCTTAAGTTAGCAAGGATAAGGTCTGCTTCACGAATGTCTTTCAAGTCTTGTGCAACAATGCGCTTTAGTTTGCTGAAAGTTTCTAAAGTAGGGTTTTCCATTTGTTCATGCAGAGGTGCGCGGCGAGTAGGATGAAGGAACTTTGCATCAGGAAAATCTATTTCTACTTTATGCCGCCAACCTGTCATGGCGTCCTTTGAAATGTGTTCCATAGCACCTGCTGTATAAATCGTAAGCATACTTTAAACTTCCTCTTTGTTAGTTAGACTGGCCGCTAAGTTCCAAGCCATTAAAGCAGCAGTGGTTGCTGCGGCTTTTTCAGACCCGTACAAACCGTCAAGCCAGTTTTGTAGTTCGTTCCAGTCAGCCGGTGTGTGAAAGAAATTTACGATTTCTATTTTCATACTATTTATCCTTTGATTGCTGTTACGTGGCTTTTAGAAACTTCTTCCGAAGAGCCAAACCACTTCTTGCCGTCTTTCTCTGCAATGAAGTTACACCAAGTATTCCACCAATACTCTGCACCTTGTTTTTGCACAAGTGTTACGTACTCTTGAGTTCTTTTATTGTTTCTGAAGTAGGTATCAGAAATCCCTAGCTTGTTAAGATTATGAACATCAAGACAAGCAGTATTGTAGCCAAGCATTTGTAGGAGAAACCCCGCCTTTGCAATCCCAATGCCTTTTGTTTCAGCTACTAGATTGATTGAGTTAACTTCATCAAGGCGGTTTTTAAATAGCAACTCAAACCACTTTTCCTTGTTATCATTGATAGTTTGGTACGCATCGATCTTG